TATGACGTGCCTATCTATATCTGACATCATTATTTGTAATACTGCTGTTGGCGTATTACTTGCTCCTGCTCTGCTACTAGCTGCAACTGCTCTTGTGCTTAAACCTGAAGATTCATCCCAGTAATATAATGGTCCACCTCTAGGACAAGCTATAATATCATCACCAAAGTTATCTATACTCCACAACCTTAGTTGATTTGTATAACTTAATGATGAAGCTGAACCCCAAGCAGGACCACCCCATGTAGAAGCACCCCAACCTGTAGACTTTACATAATCATCTAAACCACTATTAATTTGATAAACAGCAACTGTGCTAGAACCACCATTACCACTATCAGATGAGTTGGCTAGAACTTCAGTACCATTAGTATCTTTAGCATTTATTTGATAAGTATTATCTGTTAATACTCTTGTTATTTCATATTCTTGATTTAGAACAGCAGCAACTATATTGCCACCTAAACTTACAGCATCACTAAAAGTTACACTATCTCCTGCTGTAGCTCCATGACCATTTTCAGTTACTGTAATTAAACTAGAATCATCAGCTACTTTAGCAAAAGTTGCATCTCCTGCAGATGTAGTCAATCTTATAGGTGTAACATCGTGAAAGGTAACTCCTTGCTGTACATAAAGTTTTTTATGTGTACCTAGAACATTATAGTAATCTTGTTCTATTGTGTTATAGACATGAATTTTTCTAGCAGTGCCTCTATATGAATTATTTGTTTGTTTTTCCCAACCACCTATTCTTTCAGGCCTACCTTTTCTAAATCTAACTTTGTCTGCATCAAACCAACCACCTTCATTAGAATAATTTGTACCTTCTTTATTTATGCCTGGTTGAAATATGAATTTACTTAATGCCATTACTTATACCTCTATCCATTCTTTATTTTGAAATAATAAAGCCTCTGCCTCCCTTCTTCTTATTAGACCATCCAAAACTTTACCATTGGCTTTATTCCATCTTCTAATTTCTTTTGGCACATCATCATACTCACCAGCATTTAATACTTTTAATAAAGTAGATTGTTTTAGATTGCTTGGTCCTAAGTTGTAAACCCAAGCTACGAGGGCATCAAATTGACTTTGTGATAAGGGAGCTTGTACGTAGTCATTTATATAGCCCTCGTATTCTTCTAGCTCTACATCGAGCATATGTTCTGCGTGTGACTGTGACCATTCATCACCTTCTTTAACACCTTTAACATGACCATAACCAATTGTTAATTTTCCTGCTGGACATCTATATGCTTTTAATTCACAGCCTTCAAACTTTTTAATTAAAGCTTTACCCTCTTCTGAAATTTTCATATTGCTACTCATTTTCTTTTTTAGGTTCATTAGTTGTTACTGTTCTATAGTAAACAACTACATCTTTTAATTCTGTTATGTACCTTTTAATTTCTTGCATATTATATGCCATCAACTCATAGTCAGGTATTGTCATAGCTAAAAAAACTAACTCGCCTTCTTGTTCTTCTATGATTGCAAATTGTTCTTCAAAATTTTCAGGAGTAATCGTTAGCCATTTAACTTCTCTTAAATCTATTTCCCTAGGCATGACAGGTTGTATTATCTTCCTGTCTACAGGTTTAGATTGTATTTGTATATCTCTAGTTGGAAGGAGACTGCAACTGCAAGCCATCATCAAGACCATCAACAGTGCCACTGAGTTTTTCAATGTCTTCCATAATGTGTTTAGTTCCATTATTTATCTTCCTTTGCATTTCTACTGGGTCTTCTAAAATCTTAGCAGTAAGTTTATAGTTTCTTATAAACTCTGAGTATCTATTCAACTCCCTTTCTGCTGCTTGATTTTTTAAAGTCATTTCTAATAATGAATTAGATTGTAATTCAAAATCAGCTTGTAAAGATTTTATAGTTTCTTTTTGTTCTGCTACAGCGTTTTCTAGTTTTAAATTATTGTCTTTTAAAACTGCGTTCTCATTCCAAATGTAATAACACAAACCTGAAAGTGATAGTATTATCGCAAATAAAAATTGATACATTACAGTTCCTCTATTTTATAATTAAGACCTTCAGCTCCACGTATTTCTACTATCTCATTTTTTTTTGTTTTAAATTTAAGATGTTTTTCTTTCTTAACATAAAACTTTTTTACTACAAAACTTTGGTCGTCTTTATCACCCCAAGTCGCATTATAACTAACTGTTAACTTGTAATAAGTTATAAATAAACTTTTAAGCCACTCCCAAAATTCTGCCATATTAATTAGCCAGTGGATTCTTATCTAAGTCTTTTAGTTTTTCTTTTAACTCTTGTATGTCTTCTTTAGAATCAGAAAGCTGTACTTTTATTGCAGCTAGCTCACTTTGTATTTCAGAAACATTAGGTATCTCTATACCATCTATTTCTTTTTCTAAAAACTCTACGCTTGTTTCTATAGCTACAAATCTCTCTTCTATAATTTGTACCTCGTTTTCATTATCACTAATGCCACCAATCTTAGATTCTAGATTTTCCAATCTATTTATATAGGTTGCACCTGTATAACCAAAACCAGCTAGTGTTCCGACTATTGACACTAAAGCTATTAGTTGTGTTGTTTTATTTTGAAACCAATCCATTATTCCTCCTGTAAGTTTGGTTGTTCTTGTATTAAGATATTCATAGTATTTATATTACTACCTGCTAAACCATAAAAGGCATTTATATTATCGTTCATAACTATGTCACTGTAAATTTCTTTAGCCTCATACCATGTGTCTTGTTTAGGTAACTCTAAAGTTTTATAGCTATTAAATCCAGGAACAAATCCTAAGTAAGCTACCAATGTAGTTTGGTCAGCATACTCACCTGTTTCTTCTTGTTGTTGTTGTATTTCTTCTTGTTGACTTTTAATATTATTTTCTATTATCTGATTAGCTATCTCATCAGCCTCACTTGCAGATACAACTCCTGATGTAGCAGAACTAATATCACCTTGTAAATTATTTATCTGTACTTCAGCCATAACCATTTGTCCGCCATCTGCGGTAGGTAAAGGTATAAAGTTTGTAGTAACGCTACCACCTATCTGTGAGCCTGTGCCTGACATATCTCCAGAATTTTGTGACATAGATAATATATTATTTGTCTGTACAGATGCAGATGCAATCTGGTCACTTATACTTGGTGAACTGCTAGTAGAGTTAGAACTACCAGCAAAGCTACTACTAGAACTTGAATGTGCAGTAGAACTAGAACTATTACCACCTGCACCATAGCCTCCTGAGTTAGAGCTTTGTGTACCATAATTAACACTATTTGCTGCAGCTTTTATAGAGTCAGCTACAATATTCATCTTCATAGCTTTTCTGTCTTTATTATCAGCAACTAACTCTTCTTCATGTAGTTCTAATATTTCTTCTTCTTCAATTACTTCTTCTTCAAGTTCTGCAATTTCTTCTTGTTCTTCTCTTATTTCTTCTAAAACTTCTTCTACTTCTTGTTCTGCAACTATCTCTTCTCTCTCAGGTCTTTGTTGTACATTTTCTTGATGTGCTACTTCTTCTTCTCTACTGCCTCTTTCATTTTCAAACCATTCGTCTAACTGTTCAACAGTATCAAACTCAATAAAAGTTTCTGGCTCTCTATAGTCTTCAACAACTATAGTTTCTAAAACTATAAACTCTGCTAATAAAACATCTCCACCTAAAGGTGCTAATACTTCTGGCACATCATACTGAGGTAAAGAAGCTATTTGACTGACTGGTTGTAAATTCCAAGGCACTACTTCATCTCCTCCTCCATGTGGACTATGCAAGTCTTCATGCCTAGATGTTATGCTCATAGGTGCAAAACCATCATCATTGAAATCAAAAAATATTGGCTCATCTAATAAAGGCTCTTCAAATATTTCTGTATCTCTAATAATGTTTATATCTACAAAAGGGTCGCCTAATAAAAAATTTTCATTAGAAAACATATCATCATGTCCAAACATATCTTGATGTTGTCCATCATTTCTTTGTCCACCAAAGTTCATATCATCTTCTTGAAAGAAAGCTACTGAGTCTTCTTGTCTATAGCCTGAACAAAATGGTCTATACTGAGGGTCTTCTTCACATTGTAGTTCGTCATAAGCCTCATCATAGTCAGGACAACTTGTGCTATACAACTGAGATAAATTACATTGTTGTGTCAACAAAGCTTCGGCATAACCAGTACAACTAGAATCGTTTAAAGGATTACTACAATCTATACTATGGTCTGAGCCATCACTATAAAGAGAACCACCATTTTCTAAAGTTGTATTAAAAGATGTATTGTTCCAATTTGTATTTACACAACTACTAGAGTTTGTTGTGCCTGTATTACATTCATCGTGAAATAAATATGTATATATTTTGTTAGAGTCAGGTCCTTGCTCACCTATTAAAACATCATGGTTTATTATATCTAAAGCACCATACCTATATTCAAATGTATGATTTGACCATAATATTATTTCAAAACTATTATCTGAACCACTACGATTGTACTCTCGCATATCGTACCAACCAAAAATCATTTTCTCACTATCACCATAGGACTTTATTCTAGAGTTATTATCTCTTATTAAATCTGTCCAAAAAGGATATAAAGTATTCTTGTATCTAGGTAATGGGTCTGGTGTAAAGTCTCCACAATAATCTGCATAAGCAGTAGATGTTAAGCCAAAATGCAAACATCCATTGGTAGCTATTCTTGCAAAATCAAAAGTATTACCATAAAAATTAAAGTCAAAAGAAAAGTCTATAACTGGTGAAATGCCATCATCTACAATCTCATATGCAAGCTCTCCTTGAAAAGCATTAGCATTTGTTTGTAAATGATATAAAGGTTGATTAGCCTCGTATATATATTGAGAATGTCCTTGCAAACAAAATATAAATACTAGCCATAAAATTCGTCTA